TCGTAGAAGGAGATGTCGCCTGTGTATGCAAGATTAAAGTATTTTTTCCAGCCACCATTGAACGTTTGCATTTCAATGCCAGCCGCACCTTTTAGGATTAGGTTGGATGAAGCGCCATTTGAGGCACCAATGGTAAAGGCTGCGGGCGAAGTGCCGTTGCTTATTAATGGCGTAGAGCCATCAACAGTCAGCCCATCAGCCGTGACTGTGCCGGTGACATCAATGCCTGAGATGGTGGTGGCGAGTTTGGCAGAGCCATTGTGGTAAGCAGTAACAGCACCACCATCAATGGCTCTGAGCATATTTTGAGTATCTCCACCATTATTGACGATTAAGTTTGTAGCTAAAAATCGTAAGTCACCAGTGCCAGAGTCTTTAACGTAACTATGATTACCATCATGGTAAATCTCAAGATCAGACCCCGCACCAAAGATGGCCTTGTCGTTGTCGCCAAAGGTGATGTCGTTGCCGTTGGTGTCTAAGTTGCCACCTAGCTGTGGAGTGGTGTCACCGATTAAATCAGGTGCAAGAGCATCCCATGTACTACCGTTGTAAATGTATGCTTGATTACTTGTTGTATTAAAATACCAGTCACCGACAGTAACATCATTACCGTTACCGTCACCTGTAGGATTTGATGCCAGAGCACCTAAGTAAGTTCCATCAATAGCGGCTTGTGCGGCTTCAGCGGCGGCTTGTGCGGCTTCAGCGGCAGTCTGAGCATTACTTGCAGAGTTAGCCGATGCTAGGGCTTCTCCTGCTTTAGTAGTGGCTGTAGAGGCTGATGATGATGCTGAGGATGCAGAGGTAGCCGCTAAGTCCTTAAACCCTTCAGCTAAACCTTTGGCAGTTTCTGCGGCTGTTTGAGCGTCTTCAGCGAGTCCCTGTGCAACGACTGCCGCATCTTTAGCAGTTTCTGCATTTGTTGCATGAGAAGATGCTGTGCCTGAAGCGTTAGTTGCAACAAGTGCTGAAGTCGATGCTTCACCTGCTTTAGTGCTTGCAGTGCTTGCAGAAGCTGATGCATTAGATGCTGAGGTTGATGCCGCTGATGCTTGTGATGTTGCAGTGCTTGCGGAGCTAGATGCGCTCGACGCAGAGCTTGCGGCAGTAGATGCTGAAGATGCCGCCGATGTTGCAGAGTTGGCGGCGTTAGTCGCTTGTGTTGTTACCTCATCAATAGTAGCTTGATCTGTAGTTGTGCTTGCGCTACCAGTGCCACGATAAATCGACATTCCGATCTCCAGTATATAGAATAAGGAGGAGGACTCCGTAGAGTCCCCCTAGTTTACTTAGGCATTGAAAACCAAAGTAAGTGCTGACTCAGGACGTAAAACCTTTACGCCGTACAGAGTGTCTGCAGTGAACAAGTCACCAAGATACTCTTGCTTGTACTGAGTCTGAGTGCGAACACCCAGTTGCTCTGCGAATACCATTGCGTCACGATGACCCAAGATACCTGCTTTAAGCTCTCCGCCCGCAGAGTTAGCCGCCGCAGTTTCTACCACAGGGCAGTTAGTAGAGACGTAGATGTCAATACCATACAGTGATCCAATGTTGCCGTTGACAACAGGCTGACCTGATACGAAATCAGATGAGTTGTAACGATCAATACCACGAATCGTCTGGACTACTGAAGGAGGAACAACGAGGAAACGCTGATCCATAGGTACATCATTGTCGTCTAACTCTTTAACAGCTTCACGGAAACCGTCATCAGAAAAGATGTCAGCCGCCGCTACAGTGTCAATAGCGTAAGCTGTCAAGTTTGTAGATGCGTCCATGTAGAACGAGTTAGAGTGAACAAAGTCTGCTCCGTCTGAGTCACCGAATGACTTAGCCAATGCGAACAAGTCAGTATCGACTTGCTTTGCAAGAGCATAACCTGCATCAGAAGTGTAGAACTGACGCAATGAAGCAAGGGCTTGTACGTCGGTAATGTCTTCGATCAAACGAGAATACTCGTAATGTTGATCGATAGAGACTTGTACTTCTGACTCAGTTGCCGCAATCAATGTTACTTGAGTTGAGGCTGACTTAGCAGATGCATCGCCACGAGTAGGCTTAGGGATGTGAAGTGTGTCACCCTTCTTGCCAGTCATAGGCATACGGTTTACAAGATTAGCAAGTACGAGAGACTTCTCATATGCCGCTATAATTTCGTCAGACCAAATTTCGGGGATGAAAGTAGCCGCCGTAGTATTGGTGACGTGGTTAGTACCAAGTGCCATGTTAATTTCTCCTTAACACTATTTGACACGACCCTCCGCATACGCCGCCATAATCTCAGGCTGTAATTGCGTATAACGCTTTGGATCCGTTTGCATAAGTTTAATAATATCAGCACGACGATAGATTTTTCGACTTGGTGCTTCTGAAGAACCTGATGCATTGCCAGTAGATGCCGCCTTAAGTTGACGCTTACGATCTGCTTCTTGTACTTTTGCAGTTTCTGTGACCATGTTTTGACGTTCTTTCCACAAGGTGATAAGTTCATCGGCACTGTCATAATCAAACTGCGTATCAGCACGTTGATAAAGTTCGGTACGTACTTTAGACTTACTAACCCAATCTTGGAACTTTGCATCTTGAACAATTTTAATAAAATTGGGATGGTTGTTCTGTAATTGTGCTAGTATCTGCTGTTGCTTCATAACCATTGACGTTTCTTCAGCTTGTTTAAGCCTTGGATGATTATCAATTGCTTTAGCAATAGCTTTTTCAGGTTCTGAGAAAAAGTCGTATTCTTCGTCAGTTTCTTGTTGTGGGCTTGAGGCCGATTGAATCTGAGACTTAACAAAGTCATCAACAATTTTGCGTAGCTCACCTACTTCAGAACTTTGTCGACCTAAAAGTTTTTCAGCTTCCTGATGCATCTGGACGATATCTTTGATATCTTTTCCTTGATACTTTTCGGGAATGTCATCTTTTTCGGCTTCCTCAAGGGTTGGCTCAACAGCTTCCTCTTGGATCTCTTCTGGTTCTTCTAGAGTAGAGAACTCTTCAATGTCTTGTTGATCTTCGGGTTCTTGATCAATTAAACGTGCCATATTGTTAAACTCCGTGCCGTAGCATTATGGATTTGTTTTCTGAGCGGCTTTCTCGTGATCTTTAGCCCACTTGTCATCAGCATCGGGCCAACCCGTACCAATAAAATGTGAAGATACACTTGAAATTATCCGCTGTGCGGTATCGCCACATTCAAGACACGTTCCGAATAGATCGTTTGAATCTACCCACTGTTCTTCAATGTGGTTACATGTCATGCATTTGAAATCATATCGTCTAATCACTATCAGACTCCATATCAATTGCATTTTTTATGCCCGTCTCAAAACGAGTGATGTTCAAAAGTGAACTACGCTGTCCTTTGACAAAGGCTAAATCAATTTCATCTTTGATGTTTTCAATGATGTATGATTTTAAAAGCTCGTCTGCTTCTCCGACAAATTGTTTCCAACCGGGATGTAAAAACAGATCAAGATAGTTTTCATAATATTTTTCATCTTCAGGACTCAATAGAGTTTCTCCCTCATACTGTGTATACTTATATTATACCATAAAATGCTTGACTTGTCAAGAGGCTTGTGCTAATGGAGCCTTCTTTTGCGGTGCTTTCGACTTAGTAGCCTGCTCTTCTAACGATTTTAGACGTTCGTCATACTGTTTAAGAATGGCATTTACTTGCGTTAAAATGTTTTCCAGTTCTTGTTTAGTTACCATTTTGTCCTCTCATTTGCATTTCTACAATATCTTCTTTGGTTTCAATCTCACGTTGCTTAAGTGCAAGTTCTGCAATTTTAGCTCGTTGGCTGAAATCTTTTTCTGTTGGATCTTGTCCCATTCCCTTCATAACAGCCGAATAGCGTTTAGTCTCACTATCAACAGGAAGCAATTCTGTTTCTACTTGATTCTGTTGAACACGGGAAATAACTTCTGCAGTCTGTGCTTTGACATATTCAAGCGTAGCAGTTTCTTTTTCAATTTGTATTTGAGTTGCCTGTTGCTGTAATTGTTGTTGTTGTGGGTTAGGTTGCATGGCTTGTTGCATAGCCGCAATAATTTCTTCACGATTACTTAAGTTCATGTTGTCAACAATTGACTGAATTAACAACGGATACATCGGGGACTCAGGGGACATAGTCTGCAATAGCTGAACAAGCTGAGTAACCTCGTATTCACGAGCAATAATACCTAAAGAGCTTGACGGTACAAACGTGAAGTCTTGTGCAGGATACCGATCTGGGTCAAACTGCATATACCGATGAGCGACTTTTTTAACCATTGGAAGTAAAAAAGAATCTTGGAAGTTAATCAGTGTGCGCTTGTGACGCTTGATGATCGCACCTAATGACATGGAGATACCTGCGGCTGTGGCATCACCATTGATGCTACCGGGAATGCCTGCGGCATCGATTGAACCTGTAGCCATTTGAACCATCTGCTGTAAACTGGCTGATTGGTTAAATGAAGTGTTGTCAAGGTTTCCAAATCTAAATGGCTGTAAAATCTCTGCGGGATTACCGTTCGTAAGGATGGCCTTGCCGGGTCGTACTTCCAACTTGCTTCCACGAGGAAGGCGTGAAGCATCAACAGCAAGCATAGGGTGTACAGTAAGCGCAAGCGCATCAATTCGGGCTCTAAGTTCAGTGTCAAGTGCTTTTTGTGCATTGTATCCTTTTTCGCAAATACCTCGACCCCAGAACCGTCCGGGTACGACATCCCATGGGAAAGCAACCACAGGCCGGTCTTGCATCATATAAGGGTTTGCTTCAGCTTTAAGAAGTATACCAGAGTTTGCTACGACAACAATAGACTCGACATACTCACTGTCTCCGTCAGCTTTGTTGCCTGTTGCTTGTTCAAATAAATCTCGTGGTACAAGACCATAATACTTAGTTAGGCGTACTTTGTCATCGGTGTATTGTGTTAAATCTTGATCTGGTTCAAGATCAATATCAATTGAAGCGTCTTCTACAGAGACATTAAAATAAATACCTTTCTCTTGTGCCATATGCACTTCATGAATAGGCACATACTCATCGATGGCAACACCTAAGGCACTTTCAATGGATGTCGACACAGGGTCAATCAAAAAGTTCTGTGGCATGACAGGCTTCAGTTTAAAAACAGTTCGTTCAGTTTTCATTACGCCAACAGCCTGCATATCGCCTTCCATAATTGGCTGTGTTGCAGGAACCATTTCAATTTCTTCGTTGGCAATAATTTCAGCCATACCTGTGCCGAATATTGCCGAATTAATTAAACACTCTGCAATAGCTTTTCTTGCCGAAACAAATTTAAAATCTTCGTCAAGTTGACTGCGAATTAGTTGAACATCTAAATTTTGTTGATCTCTGAGGTTGTCCTTAATGTCAAACCACTTTCCACGACCAAAAGTTGCTTCTTCAACTTCAGCAACCGCAGACTCGACAGCTTGCTGAAGAGCAGGGGAAATAATGCGAGAGCGTTCTGATGTTCGCATGGTGTCTTCAGAAGCCCAAATACCACGCCAAAGTCTGTAGTATTCATCAAATTTTTCTTTATAGTTTGATTCAAAGTGATCACGCCACTGATCGCATTTATTAATTACCCACCCTTCTAACGATGTTGGGTCAATTGAGTGATTTTCATAGTCCATATTAGTATCCTGCCACAGGGTCTAAAATTTCAAAGTCGTCTTCTTCATAGTCATAATAGTATGAGACTTTGGCTAGTTGGTCGATGTATGCCAGTGCGTCAACCAAGTCATCATGCACAAGAGCATTTGGAAACTGGAAAAGCTCATCTAAAAACGTAGGATTCCAATCTCCTTCATTCAGTGTAATCTGTCCGTGCTCAAAACGTCCTTGCAGAGCCCAGACAACTCGATCAGTTTTCTTTTTGTTTCCGTGTGTAAGCTCCTCAACCCTGAAGAATCGTTGCTTGGACTTCATTAAGTCGGTAAGGTAAGGGAGTACCGCATTCTTTAGGGCTCCTTTTTCGATACCAACCGCTACTGGTTGATAAGCATTTACAGCCTCGAAAATTTTCAAAGCGGTTTTTTTGATATCCCATCTTCCATGTACAATGTCCGCTACCCACCATCCGTCCTCATTTGCCTTAACTATCGCAATCGCCGTTTGGTCGAGTTTGCTATTCTTGGACTTAGTTGCACTTTCAACATTAGCAAAGCCCGCAAGGTCGACTGCAATATAGTAATCCCCAAACTCAGGCTCGTCAGTTGAAAACTGTACCCAATCTTCTTTAAATATTTCTGAACCAAGTGCCTCAAAGCTAGCCATGAACTCTTGTCTGAATGCATAGCTTGACATTGATTTTTTAGCAACATCAATTTCGTCTGGGTCGAGTAGTGGGTTGTCATAAGATGTAAAATGCCACGCCTTATAAGTCTCATCGCCTGACATTTCCGCATATTGAAACAACTCATAAAAGTGGTTACGACCCATAGGTGTTCCAATGAACATCGCTTGGCCTTTTTGGTCGGCTAGGGCAGGCCTAAGGATGGTTTCCCATACACTAGGCTTCATATCCGCATACTCGTCCATCACAAGGAACTTAAGGGAGACACCACGCATTGTCTCTGGTCTATCAGCACCCTTGAGCGAGATAGTGGCACCATTGACTAATTTAATTGTCAAGTTGTTAATGTGGCTACCAGTAATCACGGGATTGCCCAAGTCCATCAGTGTGTTCCACATGATGTCCCTAGCCTGTCCTTGGGTAGGTGCTACGTAAAACACATGACCTCGCTCAGTCTGTAGAGCGTTGATGATAAGCATCCATGCGGCTAGACGGGACTTGCCAGTACGACGACCTGCGGCAATGACTTTAAACCGAACAGGGTCGCCAAAGACATCCTGTTGCCACGGGAGAAGTTCGACGTTGAGTTCTGTACTCAAGC